CTTAAATCATTAAACCATTGCGAATACCAATCGTCCATAATCTCATAAGAACTCAAAACGAATTTACTACTTAATCTTGGACCAAATTTACTAAAATCACCTACACAAATGTAGATGGAAAATTGGTTCAATTTTGTAGCAAGTTCATTCCATTCTAAAGATTCTGGATTTATGCCAACGCAATGTTCTAAATTAGATCGACTATACTGAAAAGCATAATTGAAGTCCATTAAATACCTACGTGAATTTATCGATAATGGAAAAGAGCTACCCTGAATAATACGGGGTTTATCTACTTTATTTGGACTTAGTCTTTCATCCTTAAGGGACGCTTGAAATATAGTTAATGGCTTTATACCATCTTCCATACTTTGACTTTCTGATTCGATCATTTCTAAAAGTATTGGGTGTAACCAATCAATTTTATTTTTCTCATCAAAAGTTACCAAATCTGATTTTCGTTTGGTAGAACTGTCACAACAAAATGGGAATCCTGGACTTGTATTCATGACTATTCTAGTTATTTTTCCATCTATCCCACATATAGCTTCATCAACTGATCTTTTTGAAACAGTCTCAAGATCACTTCTACAATTTGCTACAAACATAGCAGAAATATCTTGTTTTGCTAATTCTATATGTGAGTCAGGGAAATCCCGATGTTTCCGATAATTGTCGATTCCTTTCTTGAAAGCAATCATTCCCTTATCACCTTCCTGAGAAAGGTAAGCAGGGAATTTTTGCGACTCAACAAATTCCTCATAACAATCGCTTTTTCTTAAAGTAGTTCTAGTTGAATTAAAAGAAATCATTTCTGGTTTCTCTGCATTTCCAACCGTAAAAACTTTAAGATCCTTTCCCATAAATTCATCATCCAATTCCTTTATATTATAAGCAGGTGTAACAAGTTGAATCCTATTGCCGTCTGTATCCATCATCCACAATTGTGACATTTGGTAGGCGCTTTGGATATATTCTCTGCAAATTGAATTAAAATATAAAATTGATTTGGATGCCGCACTCATGAGTCCAACA